ATTACCAACCCTTTTGTCCAATAGAGGCATAGTTTTGCAAAACACCAACCTTTTTGTCTACCATGCCCCCAATTTTCAAGTTTTACTTTATCAATATTACCTGATTGATCTTAACCTGGAATAAATCTCAATGCTTCTAATGTATAGTAATATTGTTTAAAAATAGCCTTCTTTTCTGACTCAGTTTGAACATTAGTGATGTTTTCATCTTGCTTTCCATCATCTCGATTATATAAGTTAGAAATAAGGTAAATAAAAAATTCAGGATGCTGTTCAATATATATTTCTAAATTTTTCAATATCACAATATTCATTTCTACGTCCATACGGAGCTAATACGTAGATATATAAAAATTCCAAACTTGCTTTTTGTTCCAAAGTTAGATTTTTACTTTCTTTAATTCTGGAAAAAGCCTTTCCTAAATGATAAGAATCAAGTGGCAAATTTTCATTAATAGTAGAGGAAGAAATCATTGAAGAAAGTACTGCAAAAATCAACTCTGGTTCCACATCATCAATGAATAATGAAATATAAGAAAATGCCGCTTGCCCTCTATTTGCCTTTAATAAATATTGAACACCTTTTGCAGCATCATTTTTATCACTCCAATAATTAGGGATTACATTAGCCCAATACTCTCTTTTAAATGGTTCACTTAGCAAACCCACTTTTTCCCAAGTCATAGATATAAATGGGGATTGTAAATATATCTTAACCATATCACTTTCTGATAATTTATCATATAAATCATCAAATAAAGAGAGATTTTCTTTACGTTCACATAATATTCCTCTAATAAAACTCATCAATTTAGTTTCTTGTAAGAGGCTAAATTTATGTATCGCTTGAATAAGCACGGCAACAAGATGAGAGTTAGTAGAGAAAATATGTCGTCGAAGTAAGAAACCAATCACATGAGCAGCATTCCCTTGTAAGCACAAATCTAGAACCCCATCATTGCCCTTTTCGGCAACTATACTTTCTATAGCTTTAACTCTCTCTTTACGAATCAATTCTTCTCGTTCCTCAAAGCTTAAATCAGGTATTTCTTCTAATTCATCCGCAGATTCATTAACCCAATGTTCGCGAAACAGCCAAATATTTCTATCAATTGGATCTTTAGGAGCTAAAGCAGCATATACTTGTTCTCCTAATTCTGTAAACTGAACTCTATTTTTTGTTTTTTAGCTCTACGAGACAATACTTTTGTGCGAAGTTTTTCTCGCATTTCAATTTTTTCAGATTCTATACTTCTCCAAATATATTTACTTGATGGTAACGCCACGTTTTGGAAAAAATCAGGAAATTGGCTTAAACAAACTTTCCATCCTATCTCTGGAGAATCTTTTACTAGTTTCTTGAGTAATAGAGTACGAGCTTCTAAACTAGCATTTGTTATTGGTAGCCAAGATCTGAAAATAGCACATAGAGAAGAAAACGGTTTGTTTGCATAATTGTCATCAATTTCTTTTTCACTTAATTGCGATAAAATTTTTACTACTCTAGAAACCAGAAACTCATCCCTAGCTAATTTTTCTAAACCCCATAATAAATCTGTATATTTAGGTCTAGAAAATAATACATTAGTTGTTGGTGTTAAAAGTTTTAATACATTCTTATCTGACTTTAAATCATTCTCAATAATAGTTAAAAAAGTATCTGGAGATGCTTCAGCATATGTAGATAAATCATTACTATTTGCCTGTAACTTTCTTAATGTTAAAGGTGTTAATAATGAATAAATAAGTTTTTCAACTTATCTTTCACAATCCAACTCATTTTCAAACAACAAATTACCATGTACTCCTAATAAAATAACCATTTCTCCAAAACTATCTCTTAATACTTGAGAATATTCCCGTTTTTTACCTAGTACATTGGAAAACCATTGTTTATTTTCAGATAAATCTAATGCAGGATCATCTTCTGAAAGTACTAACTTAGCATTTTCAAAAAAACACTCTAGATCAGACTTAGTTACATATGGTGCAATAGCAAAAAGTAGATCGATTCTAGAAATAACTCCTCTATAATTATCAATTTTCCAAACAGGAGAATCGTTTAATAAAAGTGTTTTGTTCAGATTTTCTTCTAAATTATTGTATGTTTGATTATTTGTAAATGATTCTAGGAGTTCAATATCTTTCTTATTACTAGAATCCCATGTTCCAGCTAATAAAAAGGGAATTAATTCTCTATTATTATTATTTACCCATTCTGGATTTTTAATAGCCTCTACCAATGATAATTGACGACGTAATACTGTTAATGAATAGCCAGATTTCTTAGCTAAAGCTACTGACTCATCATGATCTTTCCCCATCTCTTTTAAAGATTCTATAAAGGTTGAAGAATCTAAAATCTCTAAAGTTAAATCTACATTTTTACTCTGAGAATTTTTAGAACAAACAATAAAAGAATGAATTTGAGTTGCATACGGAGCTAGCTCTTTCTCTACATCTTTATTCGCTGTTATTGCTATAAAGTTCTTTGAGCCGTCTGTGAGACGAGGTAATACATCTGTTTTTTTGAATAAAAGACATCTATCTCTATAACTAATAAAATTACTATCTTCATTAAATAGTGAAGATAAAAATGCAATTGCCTCATCAATTGAATCTGCAGCAATATAAAATGGCTTAGTGGGGGTATTATTTAAATAATCTTTAATCATTTGTTTATTTTTCTTTATTAACTGATTAAAAAAAGATGAAGTAAGATATGGTCGACATACATTTGCCCAACTACACCAAAAATAGTCTAATGACTCAACATCTTTAGTCGGTAATTTTGCCTCATTAGCTAACTAACTTTGTGCTGGTAATGATTGCTCTAGCCATTGTTCTAAATCATTTGCATCGTAAACCTTTACATCTTTCCATTTATTTAAAGATTTCTTTTCAGTAACCCATTTTTCTTTTCCAATCCATCTATGAGGAGTTACAAAAATAAATTTAACTAATCCACGAATGCCTAGATTGCTTAAACTGCCATCCTCAATCGGCTCATGCCATTGTTTGCCGTCCGCAACCTGTAAGATTAAAGCAGAATATCTCCCAACAAGATTACGTCGATCCGCCTCAATAATTGATTGCCAGTTTTTGGTTAAGAACGCCTTAACCTCTTTCTCCCAACTCGTTTCTGTTGTTGCCTCTTCAGATTCTGCGCCTTCAATCACTGTTGGATAGTCCTCCCAGCACTTCTCGATGATTCGCTCAACCGCTGCATTGCCAAGCGCGAAACGTTTATACACTTTATAAAATTGATTAAAATCAATTCTTCGTGGATAACCGAATTCATCCCAAAGTTTTGTCCGTTTTGTATTGCCTGTCATACCAAGCAACTGAGCGACAAATGCCTGTCTTTGCTGATCTACTGTCATAATAAAATCCCTGTTGCCTGCTTAACCTGCATTAGCGGAGTGAGCGCATAACGGAGTGCATCTACATAGTGATTGTTTGCATCCACAATCTGAGGTAGCACATCACCAGTCAGCCTGTCTGTTTTATAACTATAAAGCCTAAACTCGTTTAGCGTCTCTTTGCAGCGAGGATGGATATAAACCTTGTCATACGATTTAATATGCTCTATCCCATCCTCCACACTACCTTGCCATTTTTTAACTCCCTCAATACGAGGGAATCCATGACGTTTTAAATAGCTAATCGATTCAGGTCGAGCAGAGTCCGCTCTTGAAATATATTTCTCAAATTCAGGTATGCAACCTGAGATAAAACCTGCCGTTTCGTCAAGCTCCAGCCTTACTTGTCTTGCCTCATACTCAATATACAAATCACCATCAAATACCCAGCACTTAATTGCAGCGGTAGGGTCGTTAGCAAAACCAAAGTCTAAACCGTGGTACGAACCGTCAAAATCCGGATTCGGCTCAAATTCCAGCTCTTGATACTTATCTCTAAATATCTGTGCTTCCGACTGCTCAAGATACGCACCCTCCCAAATCCAGCGGTAAGTTGCATCGTCTAGGCGTTTTTTATCATTCAGCCTTTCTTGCTCTAGAACATCAGGAAACCATGGATTGTAGGTATAGTTCATTTCAACAATCACCGAGTTGTCAGGTGGGAATTGTCTAAAACGCTTATCCGTTGCGGAATCTCTTTTTTCTGGATTCCACGTCAGCCAGATTTCTGAATTATGTTCACGAACCGTAGGAATTAATTTACTCCAAGCCATTTCACTGACCGATTCAGCTTCATCAACCCAAGCAAATAATATCCTTGCTTTCGATTTGATACTATCTAAGTTATGACGTAGACCAGAAAATATATACGACACTCTGCCACACTTTGTTCTGATGTACTTTTCACATATTTCAAAAAAATCATTTAAAAATGACTCTGCTCTAATTGCCTGTTTAACTTCTTCAAGTGAGGAATCTTCAAGAGAATTCATAAATTCACGACCACGTAAGATAACTCCACTATCGCCAGCCATTGCTCTTTTGTACGCAATTACTGCTGTCATTTTCGCGAACGTTCTTGTCTTCGCTGAACCGCGTCCACCATAAGATCCACAATAACGATAATTACCACTAAAAACTGGGATGAGTTTAGGTGGTATTTCAATCTGTACTTTCATTGCTATTTACCGATGGTGAAACTAATTCAATAATTGTTGGACGATTAAGTGAACTGTCGGAATTAGTGAGATCAACACGTTCTTTAAACATTCCCAAATGCTTACCCAATAACTCAAGTGCTTTATTTGCTCCCGTTGGCTCAAAAACAAAACAGTCTGTATCAACGCTTTGGGCTGTTCCTTCTTGATTATTTTTAACAACAGTTGTTAACCTTAACGGCTTTCTGCCCATACAAATATCACGATATTCTTCAAAGTCACGAATGACCTTATCAACTGTTAAATTATGCCGTTCCTGATGAAGTTTCTTTAATTCCTCAACCCTTAGGGTAATCTTAGGGTTCTTCGGATTATTTAATAATTTAATCGCTTCAACATTAACTGCCTCATTACTCATCTTCGAACAATCATAAGCCTGTCGGTAAGCTTCACTTGCATTACCAAGCTCAATATAAAGCTGACAGAATTTTTCTTGTTTAGGTGTTAAACCGCGCCCCTTAGACGTGGATTTAACCTCGTCTTTTTTTGGCATAGGTAAATCCTTTTTTAAATACTTGCTTTGTGTATATATGCGTAATAATACTTGGTTAAGGCAGTAGCTCTCTCATCTCGCAGTGCAACAATGATTAGAAAAATGGAAAATAATTAGATTTTTCTAAAAAAACATTGACAATATAAGACATATATCTTATTATCTAATCATCGAAAGATACTTGTTCTTTAAAAAGGAGATTAAATGAATCAGATTAACTGGACTAAGAAAGCAATGAAGCAACTGCTTTCAATAGACCAAAGATATGTAAAGCCAATTAGAGAAAAAGTGAACGCGTTAAACGCCTTTCCCGATGTCAAGTTAGATTTAAAAAAGATGTCAGGTAAAGATAACCAGTATAGATTAAGGGTCGGTGATTACAGAGTTTTGTTTGAAGTAATCGACGGTGAACCAAGAATAATCAATATACAAACAGTTAAACGCAGAACATCAACAACCTATTAATAAAGTGGGGAGAAATTCCCACTAAAGGAGATCTCATGAAACTACAATACATCAACGATACAAATGGCAAACCACAATTTGTAGTCTTGCCAATCGAAGAGTTTAAACGCTTGACTGCACTTGATGATGATTTAATTTTTCAAGATGTACCCTATCAATCAGATCATACAGATAATGAAACAGTGCCAAACGAAGTTATTAATATTATGTTTGATCAAGACTTAAGTTTATTAGCTGCGTGGCGTATATATCGTGGATTATCACAATATGATGTAGCAGTTAAAACTGGGTTAACTCAATCATCAATTTCTCAAGCAGAGAAAAAAGGATCTAAACCACAACAAAAAACTTGTGAACGTTTAGCTGCAATTTATAACTGTAAACCAGAACAGCTTATTCTATAAAAGAAAAGGGGAAGCCCCCCTTTTCACTTATTTAAATCTTCTTTCTGCCACTCTCGAATCTTGTCGATTCGGTTTAAGCAAACATCTCTTTCGCGTTTGGGTATCACTGCGTACTTTGAAACGTCACCGTAAGTATTACCGTTAAAACCTGTTTTATCTAAGTGAGCCAGAAGTGCCGCTGGAATACTTGGGTACACTTGCGCTACGGGTTTACTTGCGCAAGAAGTCAACAATAGAACGAGGAGCGCGAGCATTAAAAGCGTCAGTGCTCTTTTTATCATGTGAAATAGAATTGATTGCATCATCTGATTTACTCCTAGACTCACTCTCAAGTCTGCTTATTTCGAGTGTGAGTTGTCTGTTTATTTCTTCTTGCTGTTTGAGCTTTTTGATACTTTCGCCCTGCAGTGAAATGGTTTGGGCTTGAATGGTGTTTTTGGCTTTTAAGTTAGAAATAGATTGAAACTGGAACCACAACGCGACACACAAGCCCAAAATTACGACGATCAAGATTTGTGTAAGTCGGCTAAACATAGCTCACGTTCCTTTTGTCTGCGGATTTCAAGTCCACGTAATACTTTACCGTGGGCGTATTTCCAGCGTGGAAATTGATCGCACATTGCTTGAATATCGCCATTTTTTGCGTGTTTAAATAGCGTAGAATATTTCAGCTTAGAACATCCGACATTAAATGTAATTGATACCGCTGCCTCAAATGTACTTTGCGGTAAGTTCTTTCCACTTGCCCAGTTATTAACGCATTTTTCAGCCACTTTGATGTCATTTACCCAGCGCTTCGCTATTTCTTCGTCTGAATATTTTTTACGTTCAATAGGTAGTCCGCTTAATTCCGTTGAACCAATACCAACTGTTAAAACGTCAGCAGGACATCTATAACGTTCACGTGCGCAACCTTCGGCATTACCGATGATTTCTAATCCACGCTCACCGGTGCGAATCTCAGTTGAGTGATTGGATATGACAACAGCGATAATCATTGCAACAGAACAAGCCGTTATCTTCTTAGCATGTTTCATTCTATATCAAGCCCTTTTCTCAATCGTTGCACATGTAGCCGGTGAAGTTCTTCTTTTCGTTCTTCGTCACGAATTCTAATTTTTCTTTCTTCTTCTCTCGTTTTGAGTTTTCGGGCTTCTTCTCTAATTCGCACTCTTCTCTCATGAAATTTTGAGGATAAGTTAACGAGAGCGGTAACAATACCGATCGCAAGACTAACCATCATCAAGTTTTGTTGATCGCCTAGCCAAGCAAGTAAGCCACTAAATCCCGACCAGATATATGATTGCATCCCAGCATCTTTCATTTTCATAATCTCCACCCCCTTGCTTTTGGGGCAATAAAAAAGCCCAGTCCGTTAAGACTAGGCTTGTGAGTTTGGCAAGGGTGACTGGACTTGAACCAATGACATGCGATTTTGGAGACCGTTGCTCTACCAGTTGAGCTACACCCTTAAATAAAAACCCCAACCGTTTCCAGTCGAGGTTATAAAATCTCATTTAGTGAACCTCATTTAAACAAAGCCCACTATGTATTGAAATGATATATAGGCTTATACTTTTTGTCAATACTTGATTTTCACGTTGACGGCACGTTCGCTACCAGCTTGAAGAATTACAAAGCCAGTTACAAGAAGTTCGTGAATTATCGCTTTTGCTAATTTTAGCTCTTTCTCTACGTTCCGTTTAAATGTTTTTAGACTTGGCACTCTGATTTTTGATTTACCCGGACTGGCTTTCATTGGAATTGGTTCGCTATTCTTTCTCAACGTTACAGCTATTTTGTTAATAGTGCATTTGTTCACGTAATAAGAAAAGACAATGAACCGCATCGCTGGATCATGCTTCATAAAGAACTGGTCAACAATTTGACTGATCATCATCCCAACATCATCATCACAAATTGGCTCGCTAGGTTCGCTTGGTGTAACACTTTGCATTAATCTACCAATGATATTAAATTGTGTTTTATCAAACCTTTCTGTTCTAATCCAATTCCCCCACATATCCATCCATTTATCAACAAAATACTCTTGCTCTTATCGCTAAATCTTTTCGTCATTCTATGCCTCTGATTTTTATTATCGCCATTCCTTTTTTGACTACACCCATTTCCTCAATCGAGTATTTTCTAATGATTTTCCGATTGTCGTCTTTGATAAGCACCGCGCCAACTAAGCTATCAAAAATACCCTTTGGTAGATTGTCTAGATCTCGATCTCGGTTATCAGGGAAGTAAATTTGCATTTTTATTTCTACCGCACCATCAAATGGATCAAACTGCTTACAAACTTCAGTGGCGATTCTTTTAAACTCTCGCCCAGCTTTTGAGATGTAATGTCTTCTGCTGCGCGTATGTTTCTAGTAGTGGCTAACGCTTGGCGGGTAAGGCAATGCAATTTCAAGCCAATCACTCATAACTTACCCTCCTTGCGTAAAACATCCTGCGTACGCATAACACCTTCTGCGTGAGCTAATCGGACATAATCCATTTCTAATTTGCGAGTACGACGATCACATTCATCATGACAACTACTACAGCACCATGCACCGAATAAATCATCAGGTTTCATTCCTACACCGCTTAAACCTGCCATGCGGTAATGCGCTAATACCACCGTTTCGGAATTCCCGTTGCAAATGCCAGGTAAACGCACTTGGCACTCTCGATGCTTAGCTTCTTTATGCAGATTTGCCATTACACTTCCCATCCTTCCATTTCTTAACTTCTAATTGTTTATTTTTTTGCACAATAAATTTGTTGAGCAAACTTAGTAAAAAAACGCATACAAGCGGTCTAAAATTTGCGGGTCATCGCAACCCTTGAAAATATGCTTCATCGCCGCATTGATTAGCGAGTTATAGCAACGCTCGAATTCCGCTTGTGCCATATTTCCGTAAGCAAGGCTTTTCGGCTCAATTCGCACATCGCCTTTGATTTTGTATGTTTTATCAAAGTAGCCGGCAAGCACTGTGAGATTTTTTCTGAATGTGTCAAACTGCGCTTGTTCGTCCTGAAATTGCCACTCTGTTTTATCTGCCGACCAGTGCTCGAAACAGAACTTGAAAAATGCAAAAACTTTGCGATGAAAGGCTGGATTTCTAGCTTGTTTGATTTCAATTTGGTATTGCTCGCCAGTTTTGAATTTTGCTAACGCCTCAGCCTGTTCATCATTTAGCGGGACTAAAACTCCGCCCGCCATTTTCAGCATCTCAAGCTGCATATTCGCCAACCTTTTTTACAAAATCCAAACCTACTGTACGAGTTACAAAATCCTGCATTGTTGGATCGAACACCGCCACCATCGAGCCTTTGTTATTGCCTTTCACTTCTTCGCCCGTAATAGGATTCACAAAATGAATTCGTCCGGAGTGGAATTTACCTTTCTCATCTCGGTATCCGATAATATCGATTACCTCATTAGCGTTATCACGAATAACCTCATACCATTCTGTGCTTTTATCTGCTGGCAATAACATCACAACCAAATGTCCTGCTTGCTTTAGTTCTACCGCACGTTTTACGAACGGAAGTGGTTCGCTATATGGCGGATTTACGAAGATTCGGAGTAACTCGCCTTGTTCTGCAACCATATCAAGCAATCGGTCGAATAAGTCATCACTTAAAAAGTCTTCGGCTATTTGACCGCTTAAGGTGTCATCGTCCAAACCTTCTGTTGCTGGCCCTATCCAATATGAGCGCAACGCATTATTCCCGCTGCTGCACCCATCTATGTGAAACCAATAAAATCTTTGCTCAAGCCAATGGAAAAGCCATTTAGGCGTTTGCCACGTGTTTTTGTCGAATTGTTCAGTTTGCATTTCTCGTCCCGTATTGTTTTGCTGCTCGCGGTTCAGGTTTCTTTTGGTGACTTTCCCAAGCTATTGCTTGGTCGCACTCAACAAACTGACCGTTTTTAAATTCAACATAAACCGTTCCACTCTCGCCGAAGCGATTCTTTGTTAGTATCCATTCTGTGTACTTGTGCGGCTTGTTTGTGTCTTTGTCTCGCTGATTGTGAACCATAATGATTTGGCTTGCGTCTTGCTCAAGACTGCCTGAATCTCTCAAATCAGCGTTAGTCGGACGGCTCCCGTCGGCATTGCGATTTAGCTGTGCTAGTAGAAAAACCGGTGAATGATTGTCTTTGCAGAATGTTTTCAGTTTCTCCATTGATTCACCAATCTGATATGTTCGATTGATTCTGCCGTCTAACGCACCGTGTCGAACCAATCCGATATAATCAATCACGATCGCATTAGGCTTGCCGTATTCTTGGATATGTTCTTCCGCAATCGCAATAATCTGATCCATGGTCAAACCGCCTTTGTCCACGATAAATAATTTCTTATCTTGAAGGCGAGTCATGCCGTGACCTAATAAAGCGAAATCTTCATCACTCATTCTTTCTGGGTTGCGAATTTTTGAAGAATTCAGACCGCTTGCACTTGCAACAAGACGATCCATAATTTGCTCCTTGCTCATCTCAAGTGAGAAAAACAACACGCTGCCGCTATTCTCAATAATGTTTTTGGTAAACGTGATAGCGGTTTCGGTTTTACCGTTACCGGCACGACCGGCAATAATGCAAATATCCGTCTCATTAATACCTTGCAATTTATCATCCAAGGCTTGAACACCTGTGAATAACAACCGGTCTTTAAACGTTGGTTTAGTGCGCTCTTGAAGTAATTCAGCGTATCCATCAATCAAGGTTTCCATCTCAATTGGCTTCACCTTCCCGCCTCGACTTAATAATCGGCTAATCAAACTCAAACCCTTTGATGCAATCTCATCCAGTTTCTCATCTCGAGAACTGTTTAACTCCGTGGCGATATCTAAGAAAATTCGCTGCGATTCTCTGCGTTGGTAGTATTGGCGGACTTTCTCAGCGTAGGCACTCAGATTTGCTACTCCGTAAGTTTTTTTGGAAATTTCCGCCAAAATTGCAAAATCTTGTCCGTAGTTAGAACTGAGTAACAAAATATCAATCATGCCGTCTTTCAATGCTTGGCGCTGAATCGCTGAATAAATTTGCCCAAGCTGGAAAGTTGAAAACATTTCCGGCGTTAGCCAGCTTGTCACATCTCTTGCGGCGGAATTTAATCCGGATTTCAGTAAGCAACCGATTAGAGAATGTTCCACCTCATAGGTTGTGTTTTTCAGCGCTGCGGTCATAGTGCATCCTCCACCGTTTCAGCAAAGACTTTTGGTCTCATCACATAATCAAAGTTGGCAATCCATTTGCGATCGTTGTTTCCCAAGTGGAACGAATTAGGTTTTGCAGAAATCTGCCTCCAAAAATCCTCAAAGTAATCTTGAAAAGCTTTTGGCGTATAGCTCCCGAATTGCTGATGAAGTTCTTTTGCCAAACGATGAATTTGGCGTTTACGTTGATCGCTCATCACCTTAAGTTTTGCAATGGGCGTATCTGCAAACACATCATTCCAAGCCTGCATTACGCCGTCATATTCCACTGGTTCAGATTTTGATTTTTTAGCAGTAACGGAACTTTCCACCTGAGCCACTGGAGAATCCCCTTGGGGGATAATAGGGGGTATATTATTTATATCTTTTGTAATAGTTTCTTTTGTGTTCCCTACTTTTTCGGGATACCCTATCCCTATTATTTCGGGAACTCCCTACTTTTTCGGGATTCACCATTTCCCAATCAAAAACAGATAAATTCACACCTGTTTTTTTGCCATCTTCAAACAAAATTCGCTCTCTAATTAACTCTTTTCGAGCGGATGAAAGTTGATTGATATGATATTTCGTAGGCTTAATATCCATCATTTCACATACCTGAGAATGAGTGAACCAATCGCTTTCTTTTCGCCATGAGAGCGTTTTTAGAATCGTGGCCAGCAAGTAAGAGCCTTTCCAGCCTAGAATCTTTGAGCGAAGAATTACTTTTAACAATTCGTTTGGAATTGCCGTATAACCATCATCAACACTCACTTTCTTAGCCTCTTGGGTTTGGTGTAGTTTTAAAATCGGTTTATTTTCTTGCTGGCTCTGTGGTAATGCCATTTTTAGATTCCTCATAAAATTGTTGTGAACGCTCTTCAATTTCCGCCGCAGTTACACCGCTTTCGATTAAGTTTTTTAACTGCTTGCGATATGAAAACACTTGCCAAAGCGAGGACTTTCCACTAGAATTAACTCCAGTATTTTTTAGATTCATTCGTGAATACCTCTTTGAAAAACCACCGTCCAACCGGTGGTTTTTTATTTGCTGAATAACCACCAAGCCAACAACATAAAAATAGCTAGATGAGCTAAATAAAAATTATCACTGTGATAAAATGTGATTACCCGTTTTAAAAATCTTTTAATAGGAACTGTCATGTCGTTCTCTCTTGTTCGTGATTAGTTATCACTCAAAGATCTCAATATCTCATCCACTGAAACCTCTCCTTTTGTCGCATCAGAAATTGGCTTTAAATACTTAGTTTTAATGCCAAGTCCTTTCAGCCAATTACCGACTGTCATAACGCTAACTCCACAAGCTGTTGCTAACTTTTCTCTACTGCCACAAAGAATAATTGCTTTATCAATAACCTTATTCATAACCTCTTCCTTAAAAAACAAGCGCAATAATAAATCAACCTTTACTGTTGGCAAAGTTTTCTTTTATTGATTTAATTAAAGTTCTCTTTAATAATGTAAAAAAATAAATAGGAGGGTTATATGAGTACGTTAGGTGAGCGAATTGAGAGAGCTATGGAAAGCAAAGGATTAAAACGAAAAGACCTTGCAGAAGCTCTAAATATTTCAAAAATGGCTGTAGGAGATCTTATTAATAATAAAACGAAGAAACCTCGTTACCTTGTTGAAATTGCTGATGTCTTAGGTGTCGATGTGAAATGGTTACAGACAGGAGAAGGTGATATATCCAAGCATAATTTAACACTTACTGAAGAATCTGATGAGATTGTGTTCAATATGCTTAATGTTCAAGCCAGTGCGAGTTTTGGAGTTAATGGTGACATTGTTCAAATAGTGCGTCAAATTAAGTATAACGCTACACAATATTACGATTTCTATCGAGGCATGAATCCGGATAATGTTGAGATCATTAGTGTAAAAGGTGACTCCATGGCGCCAACCTTTTGTCACGGAGATTTATTATTCGTTGATATCACAATTCAAGAATATGATGGGGATGGAATCTATGTATTTACCTACGACAATTATATCTTTGTGAAACGAATTCAGAAAACCGGTAATACCTTTACTGTTCTATCAGATAATAAGCGTTATAAAGACTGGGAAATTAAAAGTGAATACCACATCCACGGCAAAGTCAAAGTCCACCAGAGCCAGCAGCTGAATTTTATTGGATAAGCGGTTGAGCATAGGAGCTATTTGTAAATAGTCCAAAATTTTTAATAAATAAAAAGGAGATAAATCATGCAACAAAAAATTCAACAAGCGCAAGATAACTACGGGCGATTGCTAGAGCTACAAAAAAAGCTGCAAGAAAGCTTAAAATATTGGCAAGAAGCGGCAAATTTAACACAAGAACTCCGTGAGTTTTATCACAACCCTACATGGTCAAAACTCCACGATAATGCCGAACAATACATCATCGACACTAAAAATAACTATAGTGTACTGTCTGAAGACGCTGTTTGGAATGCGTTAGCAGAACAACTATGGATGACTGAAGAGCTAGCAGAGATTATCAAGCCAATATTAGACTGAGATTAAAATCGAAAGCTAATTTTTATTGGCTAGAACATCGTATTTATCGTAGAAAAAGATAAGTCGATAATTAAATTTTAGGGTAAAAATAAATAAAAACTTTGGGGCTGTAGT